GACAAGTGGTGGCGGTTCATCGGTTAGTTACTATTTGAACGGCTCAATTAATCAAGGTACAATAGGCGGCAGCACGTACTACCAAATGAGCAAAACAGCTGTATTTGGTGCGGGCACGGATTTCACACGAACTAGTGCGGCAGGCAATGGATTAATCGCTCAGTTTATTACTGATGCAAACGACCCTAATGTGTTACTTGTGCCGGGTGGAAACTTCAACCTTGAACTTTATTTTAGCGCCTCGTCAGGTGGTGGCTCGCCTTCATTCTATGTAGAGTTGTACAAGTACGATGGTACAACATTCACTCTATTGGCTACGGATGTTGCAACGCCTGAAGGCATTACACAGGGCACCGTAATCGATGCTTATTTCACGGCTCTTGCAGTACCGCCAACAACAATGGCGTTAACCGATAGGCTCGCTTTGCGTGTGTTTGTTACTACATCGGGGCGCACAATTAAACTGCACACTGAAAACAGCCACCTAAGCCAAGTAATAACAACACTAAGCACTGGCATCAATGCAATTAATGGTATTACATCGCAGGTTCAAAACCTTGCAACGGGCACAGCCGGAACTGATTTTGCAATAAGTAGCACAGGAAGCACGCACACTTTCAACTTGCCTACTGCCAGTGCTGCAAATCGTGGTGCATTGAGTAGCGCCGATTGGTCTACATTCAATGGCAAGCAGAACAGCATAGGACTTACAACGGTGGGGAATAACCTTGCCACGCTAACAAATCCAAATGCGCTTACGTATTTGCGCGTGAATGCGGACAATACGATTACAGCACGCACGCCAGCGCAGGTGTTAACGGATTTGGGTGTAAGCTCCAACATTATTTTGTTCCGTGACCTTACCGTTTACACGGTGGCTAACACCACTACGAATACGATAGCATGGAGTGGTTCAGTTGCAGCCAATACTTTACAGGTTAATGACATCATAGATTTTCAGACGCTGGTTCAAGGTAACACACCCAACGGAACTGCTTTTAATATTAGGTTATACGTTAACACGTCGGCGAGCATAGCTGGCGCTACTCAAGTTGGACGCTTTTCTGTAAGCAATGCCGCCTGTCATGGTTTGTTTTATCGACAAATTGCGGTAACGGCTACGGGTGCAAGTGGTAACATCCGTGTATTTAGTAATGCAGCCACTTCGCTTTCGGCTTATTCTCAAACAAACTCAACTACTAGCAACATAACTGTGAACACCACAGCACCTTTATTCTTCATTTTAGCGTTTGAGATGGGTAACGCTACTAGCACATCAACCATTCAATACATTAATGCATTAATATCACGATGAGAAACATACAACCTCTTGACATTTGGAGCGATGGCGACACTAAAACAGCCACATCCATCTTACTTTACATCAGCTACGATGACCTCGCTACACAGGCAGCATTGGTGTACAAGCTATTTGATACCATAGGCAACATCATATACGAGGGCCAACTACTTTTTACAGGTCAAGAGTATATTGATTGGGGCAATAGTGGTGATTCAAATGCTGAAGCTTACACGCTTGCAGCGGCACATTTAAACATCACACTTGCATAGTGGCGGATGCGTTTGAAGATATGTTGAATGAGTATGCGCTAGCCGTAGTTGAGCGTGCGCAATCTAACCTGCGCATCAAACGTAGGGTGCGAGGCAAGACCGTGAACCGCGTTGCATCGGGCAGGTTGCTTAATTCATTATACTACAATCTCAAAATCCGTTATAACAAGCCTACGATTGACTTCACCGTGTCTAATGATGAGGCGGGAAAGTATGCGGACGTGATTGAGTTTGGTAGAACACCCGGTGCGAAGATGCCACCTGTTAAACCTATTGAGGATTGGATACGCATCAAACGTCTTAAACTACGCAACAGGCAGGGCGAGTTCATTAAATCAACAGAGAGCAACATCAAGAGTGCTGCATTTGCCATTGCTAAGAGCATAGGCAAGAATGGTATTGAAGGAATTAACTATTACAGCGAAGCAATAGACGATACATGGTACGAGTACAAGGACAAGCTAATGGATGCATACGTTAAAGGAATAGAACAAAGATTATTACTAAATAAAAGATAATGGCAATAACGATAAATGACCAGCCCTACCCTTGGGCGGTACGTGGGCAAAAGCTAATGATCATTGCGACAAGTACGGAAACAGCAGAGACTGGATTCCGTTATGGTGTTGAGGTTGTAATCGATGCAAAAACGTACAACTTTTATCTACCTGCTGCGCCCGATGGTAAGTTATACTTTGACCTGTCGCCATTGCTTGAAGACCTGCGCAATTATGAGCCGCTTAATTTTCACTTTTCAACAGATGATACGGTTGATGACTTAAGCAAAAAGATTATCGACTTCACGCTTACTGAATGGTGGTTGGTTAGTGGTATTCTTACACTAAATGAAGGCAGTGAGGAAGTGGGTACGCAAATGATAGCTATCAATGGCTACTTTCAAGTAATAGACGGCTACAAGCCAAACGTAGAAACAGGCTCGCAAAAGGTTAAGTATTCGCTTACATCAAACACGAGTCTTGCCATGAGCGATAGGCAAACAGATACGCATTCGTGGTATTTGGCACAAACATGGAGTTTTGGCGGCCCTACTGGCAATACCTTTATTTGGATACCTGCGTATGAATCAGACTATGGTGTGCTATCCATACCGGGCAATGATGACTTCCTATCGAATAATACACCTGTGACTTTGCGCATCACAATCTTTTCTTCAACGGGTGCGCCTTCTCAGCAAAATATAACCTTAAACAATTACGATATAGAAGCACTACCTGTTTATCCTGCTAACCTTAATGACTGGACGGGCTTGACCGTGAAGCCTTCACTATTTGCTAATTGGCGTTGTTATCAGGTTCAAATCTTTAGCGGTATTACACAGAAAAGTATTAGCTATATTTTTTACAACACGGCTAAGTATGGTCAATCGGATTGCCACAATGATAAGATTCGCCTCGGGTGGGTAAATAGTCGCGGCGGATGGGATTATTTCAACTTCACAAAGCGTAGTGAAATAACAGACGAAATAGAACGCAAGAACTATCGCAAAGTATTGTTCAATGGTACAACATCAGTATTCAGTGCAAATGATAGAGGGCTCGTTGAAAGGCGCAACATGGCACAGCAGGTGCTTACCGTAACTAGTGATTACATTAGTGAGGGTGAGTTTAAGTTCTTGCGATCACTATTGGTGAGCAATCAAGTCACATGGCTAACAATGGATGCGGGCAAGGTGGTAGAAGTACCCGTGAAGCTTGATGATACGACGTATGTAGAAAAGAAAACACGTGACGGCAAGTTGTACAACGTAACTTTGAAGGTAAGAATCGCAAACGAATACTGGACATAACATGAACGGAGAAGTACAACTAATAGTTAAGATACCCGGCACAGCGCCAAGTGGCATTGTCACAGCTGTTGAATCAGCGGTCATTATAGATAGCACTAGCCCGCAACAAGTCTTTAGTTATCCAAATGACATGAGTGCTTATTTAGGCGGATATGTTCAAATACAAAGTGCAGTATTTGGTGATTTAGGTACTTACTACATTACAGCTGTTGAAGTTAATGACCCAGCGTACGCTTATCTGCATCCGTTAAATACTGGAATATACACAACTACTCCTTGGAACTTTAGTGTTGGTGGTGCTGACTTGCCGAACTTCAACTACATGGCAGCTGTGCCATCAGTAACCGAAAAGTATTTAGATTTATTCGAAAACGAAAGCATATCACAAAACTGGAAGTTTCAAGACCTTAACAACTTTACAGCACAGGGTGCATTCACGCGCGAGTTCCGTGTGCCATTCAGTGATAAAAATCAAAAGGCATTAGGTGCGCTGTTTGATGTTAACGTAGAAGCCGGCACAGAAAACTATTTTCACTACAAGCTACCTGCTGAAATACGCGTAGACACCTTACCCATCGCTACGGGCTACATTCGTGTGCGCAAGGTATACAAGACCATGAACCGCATCAGCGAGGTTGAGCTTGCGTTCTATGCTGAAACGCCTGACCTTGTACGCAACATAGGCGAAAAGAAGTTAAGTGACATTGCAGACTTGCCTTCATTGAATGAAGAAGTTAGTTACGCCAATGTCACAGCACCAAACACTGAAAGGTATTGGACAATTTTAGATCGCGGTCAATTATGGAGCGAGTTAGGTGAAGCGAAC